ATGGACGAATTTCTAACCTGGGGCTTCATCCTAAAAGCAGTCGCAGTGTGGGTGGGCGTCTATTTCCTTCAGCCCCTTCTCTTCGTGCTTCGGGACAAAGCTCTCAACTGGTACGTGGAAAAATACGTGCTGACAGAAGAACTGGACACTGCAATCCTCCAGCGCGCAGCTGACGTTTGGGTCATCAATAACCGGTCTAAAGTCGCTCAAGTCAAAGTGCGCCCGGAAGGTATTACCTACCTGTTGAACGGTGAGGAAGTCACGGAAGACCAGTACGCTGCATACGAGCGGATGATGAACTTCCACACCAACCGCGAAGCATCCCACGCGCGGTTGATACGCAACTGCGAGTTCCAATTGAAACGGCTTTTCCACCATTACAAACAAGACAGCAAGAGCCCTATCCCAACCTGGGAGAAGGCCGCGTATGAACGCCAGGAAGCCCTACATAAAGCACAAGACCAGGATAAGAAATAGTGCGTCGCTGCTGCGTCGTTTTGCGTCACCTGACAAGCCCCCCGTTCTCGCCGCCGAGCCGCGCCAAGCCTGGATGTGAGATGTCCCGAAAATCGAGTCTTTTCTTGTAGATGAAGCGCCCAGGCGCGGCGGGGGGAGAACTGCGCGCGCCGGCCCGAGGATTCGCGGGCGCACCCGTCCGGCCGACCGCCTGGCCATCGGTGCCCCTGGGGCGCGTCCACGGCCTCCAGGCGCGTCCTGGCGCGCCCCTGGGCGTCTGCGTGCGCGCTCAGGCGTGAGCGCCTCCTGCGGGCTCTACGCGCGTCGGCGGGCCTGCCTGAAATGCTGTATGTTTATACAGTTATGAGTTCCTACCCCCCGGACCGCGACGACCCCCTGCACCCGCTGCCCCGCCGGACCGCAGCCGAGCTGCGGGCGGCCGCCCTGGGCCCGGCCACGCCCGAGTCGCTATCTCTGGCACTGTGGGAGGCGTACCGGCTGCGCAACCTGGCGCGCACGATCCGAGCCATCCTGACATCCAGCCGCCCGGGCAGCCTGCAGGACGCCATCGACCGCGCCGTGGCGCGCTTGGATCAAGAGCCGTGCATACCGGAAAGCCGATACGTCGATATGAAGAAGCGCCGGCAAGACGGCATCCAGCCCGGTGACTATGCGCGCAGGCATCAGGCGCAGCTCAAGAAGGAACGCGACGCGGCCGGCGGCTGAAGGACGAAAAAAAACCCCGCGAGCGGGGTTGAGAAGGGTTCACCGTGAGGTGCTGGCCGGCATCACACCGAGCCGGATACGAAACAGGTCCCACGCCATTGGGGGGATGCGGTTGGTGCCCTTCTCCCATTTCTGCACCGTGCTCAACGGGGTCAGCACCAGCTCGCCGGCCTGCGTTTGGGTCAGGCCGTGAGCGTCCCGCAACGCTCGCCATTGCTCGGCGGTGGGGCTCGGCCATGCCCCCGTGGTGCTGCGGTTCGGGCTGTTAGGCACTGGCAGTCACACGCAGATAGCCGACATAGGGAAGCGCCGACACGACCTCAATTACGTCCTCGTCCTGGCCATCTGCAATGTCCAGGTCCATCGGCACGACGTGAACGTGATAGCCAGTCTCGTTGCTGAACGCCGGCCCGTCGGTCAGGTCGTACTGGCGTCCGCTCGCGCCCAGCTCCTCGTCCATTTGCTTGGCGCCCTGCTGAGGCGTGGTGGCGTCTTGAAGACCCCAGACAAAGCCCGAACAATTGTCAATGTATGCGTAGCGCTTCATGTCGTCTTCCTACCTCTGACAGCCCGAGGCTCAGCGTGTGGCGTCGATCACCATGAAACACATAATGCGCCGAATCGGCGTATTCGTCAACAGTCTTGAACCCTAACCAGAACTGTGGACCGGCCGTCACGCCTGCCGTCGCGTGCCAGCCCCCTGGCTTTCCACGTCGGCCACCTCGACGGTGTACGGCTCGAAGCGCATGACCTCCATTCCCAGCCATTCATTCAGCTCGGTGAATCGGTCCTGCAGCGGCTTGATCTCGTTGCGCGCGAACACCTGGGCGGCAGGCATCACCGCCCCGAACCCGCCCGTGTTGCTTGGCACAATGCCCATGAGCTGCGGCGGCACGCGATGCGCGGCCAGCACGTCGTCACGCGTCACATTCTTGATGCTGAAAAACTCGTCTTTGGCGGCCACCTCGCTGAGCGGGATCACCTGCACGCCATCCTTCCCGCCGCCAGGCGAGTGCAGGAACAGGTTGCGGAAATTGCCCGGTCCCTTCGCGCTGCGCATCGCGTCGCGGATTTTGTCCACGTCCTCCACGTTGGTCTGCGTGTCGGACAGGTACAGAATGAATCCGGCGTGACTGCCGTTGTTGTAGTAGCGCCGCCGGAACAGCGTGGCCGACTCGTTAAGCCAGGCGCTTTGCAGCGTGCTGAGATATTCCGGCAGGCCGTACACCTCCTGATTGATATCGGCCTCGCGCAAGTGCCAGACGCTATCCGGTTCGAACTCATGCTCTATGCGTGACTGCGGCACGAAGAAGTAGGTGCCCGGCTTGACGCCTGGCCGCGTGAACTTCGCCAGCGAATGGCGCAACGACAAGACCCTGCCCGTCCGGCTGGTGCGCCGCTCGATGTAGGCGTTGCCGAACGTCAGGAAGTTGACGGCCAGCTCCTTCACCGTGGCCACGGGCAACAGCGGGTGCGGAATGTAGGTGCTGGCCAGCACGCCAGCCTTGAAGTAAATCGCGCTGCTGTGGTGCGTACTGGCGCGGAAGGACTTGGCCAGGCCTTCAAAGCTGATAGGCGGCTCATACCACCGGCCATTGTCCAGACATTCCAGGTAATCCAGGATGTCGCGCCGGTTCATCACGGGTTCGGCGTCATCGAACGAAAAGGCCTCCGCCGTCACGCGGCCGGTGGGTGCTGCGTGCGCCTGCATCGGCGCGCCACGATGATCGACAAGCATGGTCATGAAATGATCTCCATAGAAGCCCGGCCGGCGCTCTCGCCCGCCAGGGATTCATAGTCCAGTGAATGCATGCAGGCCCACGCAAGGTCAGCATGGCTGGTTTCCTTGGCGCGTCCTGCGGTGTAGGTGATGGCGTTGCCGCTGGCGGTGATGGTCTTGCGTATCGCCATGAACGCCGCCGCGATGTCGTTCATGCCGGCGTCGAAGAGGAAGCGCCCGGCGCGTATCAGCTCCTGCGCCTTCAGCACCATGCGCGTCTTCACCTCCGGGCTGTAGACGATCTTGCGCACACGCGGGAAGAACTTCTTCACCAGCTGATAGACGCCCTGCCCCAGGCCCGTGGCATCGATGGCGATGTCCACGACGTTGTAATCCTGCATGAGCTTCTGGATTTTCTCGGCCTGCGCCTCGAAGTCTTCACCGCGCAGCTGGTAGCGCTCCAACACGCGGAAAGCAGCGCCCGGCTTGTTCGGCAGGGCCATGACCACCAAGCCCGCGGAGTCACCATTCAGCGATGGGTCGTAACCGATGGAGACAGGGTGATGGCCGTAGCGACGCAGGCCGAACCAATTAACGTCGGTCCAATCCACCATGGCATCGACCATGCAGGACTGCATGACCTTGAGCGGGAACACGCTGGCCGTGTCGTCGATGAATTCGCACATGAGCAGGTTGGCGAACTCGTCGGGGCTGTACTCGATGCGCAGCTCATCGATGTCGAAGAGGTTGCAGCCGCCGGCCTCCGCGTCCAGGATCGTGACGATCTGCCGCCACCGTCGATCCGCTGCCAGCATGCCGTCCTTCAGCGCGGCATGGCTGACATCGATGGTCGCGCGCTCGGCCTTCGGGCGGCGCTTGTTGAACTGATCGCCGTTCCAGTGCGGGAAGGCCTCATGCGACATCGCGGACGGCGTGCTGAAGTAGGTCTTGCGGTACTGCTTGTGCAGCGCCATCGCGCTGGCGACCTTGTTCAGCTCGGTGAAGCGCGGCACCCAGAAGAATTCATCGAAATAGAAATTCCCATGGTGGCCCTGCGCCGTGCGCGCGTTGGTGCCCAGGAAAATGAGCTGCGCCCCGTTGGGCAACACGATGGGGTCGCCCTTCAGGTCAACGTCGGCATGCTCGCGGGCGAAGGCGATGATGTACTGCTTGAAGACGTGCGCCTGCGCCTTCGACGCGGACAGGAAGATTTGATTGCGCCCGGTGGCGATGGCATCGAGCAAGGCCTCACGGGCGAAATACCACGTCGCGCCGATCTGGCGCGACTTCAGAATCATGCGCGTGCGCTGATTCGAGTTGCGATGCCAGACCTTTTGATAGCCGAAGATTTCGCGCTCGAAGGCCAGCAGCAGCGCCGCCGCCTGTTCCTCGCTGATCGCGTTGCGCTCGGGCTTCTGCTTGGGAGCCGCATTGCGCCGCTCGATGTTCGGGTTCAGGTCGGATTCCCTGCCCCCGCTTTCATACCGCCGCACGCGTGTGGTGCGCTCAAGCTGGCGCCCTAGAAGATCGATCTCCTTGAAGTCGATCCCTTCCTTTTTCTCCTTCGCAATGAGCGTGGCCAGGCGCGTTTCCAGGCTGCTTTCGATCTTCTCCGCTGCGCTCGCTTCATCCCATTTGTCGCGGGTCTTCCAGCTGTGCACCGTCGTGCGCTTCTCGCCCAGCTCGCGCGCAATGGACGACACGCGCCACCCCATCCAGTAGAGGTGACGCGCGCGGCGGCGAGGGTCCAGAGGTTCGGTGATTTGCAACATGGACGCCATGCTGCCGGTAATCCTCGCGCGCGCGTGAAGAGCGCGCTTGTAGCAGGCGGATGCACACCCTTACATCGTGGCGCGGCGGCGGCGCAGCGGCCACCATGGCAACACTCATAGACCGCCACCACGCACACCAACTACCGAGCGAGATACCCCGATGAAATATTTCCGCATTGCCCAGGAAGGCCAGACCACCGATGGCCGCGTCATCGAACGCAAGTGGCTTCACGAAATCGCCGAAACCTACGACCCGAAGAAGTACGGCGCGCGTATCAACCTCGAACACATTCGCGGCCTGCTGCCGGACAGTCCTTTCAAGGCCTACGGCGATGTGGTGGCGGTGAAGGTTGTGGACAACGCCGAAGGCAAGGCCGAACTCTTCGCCCAGCTCGACCCCACGCCGGAACTCATTGCGATGGTGAAGGCGCGCCAGAAGGTCTACACGTCGATGGAGATCGACACCAACTTCGGCGACACCGGCAAATGCGGCTTGGTTGGCCTCGCTGTCACGGACTCGCCCGCCAGCATGGGCACGGAGTACCTGGCCTTCTGCGCTGGCATGAAGGACCAGACCGCCAATCCGCTGGCGAGCAAGAAGCAGAAGCCCAACAACCTCTTCAGCACCGGCCTGCCCGTCGTCATGGAGTTCAGCGCCGAGCCGGTGGCCACCGCGCCCGACGAAGTGACGACCAAGTTCATGGGCATGCTGAGCAAGGCATTCGGCGTCTTCAGCGGTCAGGCGGCACCCACCGCGACCGTGGCCCCGCCCTCCCCGCCCGCTGCCCTGCCCCCCGGCCTGGCCGGATTCTCCACCGATCTGCGCACCGCCCTGGAAACGTTCGCCACGGAAAAGGACGCGCAGCTCAAGACGGTGCGTGACGAGTTCGCGGCGTTCCAGAAAACCGCCGTCACGCGCGAAGAGTTCGACGCGCTGCGCAACCAGCTCGACACCACCGACCGCAACCACACCCAGCGCCCGCCGGCGACTGGTGGCAGCGGTGCCATTCAGACCGACTGCTAATCCCGATTCCACATCCCGGAGCAATTTCCATGCGTAACCCCACCCGCGTTCTTTTCGACCAGTACCGCGCGCGCGTCGCCCAGCTCAACCGCGTGAGCGACACGTCGACATCCTTTTCTGTCGAGCCCGCCATCCAGCAGACGATGGAGCAGAAAATCCAGGAAAGCTCCGCGTTCCTGACCTCCATCAACATGCCCATCGTCGTTGACCAGGTCGGCCAGAAAATCGGCCTGGGCGTGTCCGGCCCGGCGGCCAGCCGCACCGACACCACGGCCAAGAGCCGCGAGACGCGCGACATCACCGCGATGGACCCGAACGGCTACCACTGCGTGAAGACGAACTTCGACACGCACCTGAGCTATGCCAAGCTGGACGCCTGGGCACGTCAAAAGGCCTTCCAGAACATGGTCCGCGACGCGGTGCTCAAGCGCCAAGGCCTGGACCGCATCATGGTGGGCTGGAACGGTACGAGCGCCGCCGTGCAAACCAATCTGCAGCAAAATCCGCTGCTGCAAGATGTCAACGTGGGTTGGCTGCAGAAGATGCGCGAGCGCGCCGCCCTGCGCGTGATCCGCGAAGGTGCCGCAGCGGGCAGCAAGGTCCGCATTGGTAAGGGCGGCGATTTCGCCAACATCGACGCGGCTGTGTTCGATCTGGTCACGGCGCTGGAACCCTGGTTCCAGGATGACACGGAACTGGTGGCCATCGTCGGGCGCGGCCTGCTGCACGACAAGTATTTCCCGCTGGTCAACAACAGCGAAGCCGCCACCGAGAAGGTGGCCACCGACATCATCATGAGCCAGAAGCGCGTGGGCGGTCAGCGCGCCGTCGTGGTGCCCTACTTCCCGGCGGGCACGGTGTTCCTCACGCGCCTGGACAACCTGTCCATCTACGTGCAGGAAGGTAGCCGCCGCCGCCACATCAAGGACGCGCCCGAGCGCGACCGCGTGGAGTTCTACGAATCGTCCAACGAGGATTACGCCATCGAGGACTACGGCTGCGGCGCGCTGCTGGAAAACATCCAGCTGTTGGACGCGGAAGGCAACCCCATTGGCGAGGGTGGCGAGTAATGGCCGGCCTGGTCAAACGGCACCAAATGCGCGTGGCGGTGGCGATGGCCGCCGCTGCCGCGCCGGTGGATGCCGCCGCCCCGGATTCCGGCCCTTACCAGCTGATGATGCACGCGCTGGTGAACGACCTGCGCACGCTCAAGGATGTGCAGTCCATCGAGCGCAAGATCGCCCTCAAGCGCGAGATGCTGGACAAGTACCGCGACTACATCGAAAGCGTTCTGACGGCGGACAAAGGCGGTCAGGACGAGGTGGTCACCACCATCATGGTGTGGCTGCTGGACACGCTCAACTTCAGCGACGCGCTGGTGCTGGCGGAATATGTGCTTCGCCATGGCCTGACGCTACCTCCCAAGTACAACCGCGACGTGCCCACGCTGCTGCTGGACGAGATTTCGGACGCTGCGCTGCAGAAGCTGGTCCCGCTCGACGCCAAACTGCTGGGCGAGCTGACGCTTGCCCAGGCGCTCACGGAAGGCAAGGACGCACCCGACCAGGCGCGCGCCAAGCTGCACCGCGTGATGGGCGAAACCCTTACCGCCCTGGCCGGCGACCTGGCCGACGAGGACGCCCAGCGCATGGCGGCTGGTGCGCTTCAGCACCTGAACCGCGCCAAGCAGCTGGACTCCGCGGTCGGCGTGGTGAAGCTCATCGAGCAACTGGAACGCAAGATCAAGAAGGCCGAAGGCAGCGCCCCGCCCAGCGGTGGCAAGGAAGGCGACACGCCGACCGAGCCCCCCAAGGACAGGAACCCGCCGCCTCAGGCATAACCGAGTGCCCCCAACGCACACGGCGGCGCGGGGCTGAAGGTGGGCATTGCCCTACCGGACGCCCCGCCCACCGCCGGCCACCGACAAGCCGCCATGAGCTTCATTGCCACCGACCCCAAGCCAGCAGCCGAAAGCGTCATCACAAATGATGGCTTCTGGCCCGACGTGAGCCCGACCGACGCACGCGCCGCGATGCGGCTGGACACCGGCACCGTCACGCCCGGCCGCCTGCGCCATGCCCTCGTCACCGCGATGATCGAGGTGGGCGCTGACGTGGCGGATTGGGTGGATGCGCAGCGTGCGAAGGGATACACGACACATGCCCTGGTTCCCAGCCGCACGGCCATAGACGGCAAGCCGATGGTGCTGCACTCGTACCTGCAGGCGGTCTACAGCTACGCCAAGGCGTCGATCATCGAGCGCATGCGCGACTACGACGTGACGGCCGCCGGCCAGCGCAAGCCCGAGCAGCTGGAAGAAGCGCCGGCCGACCTTCGCCGCGATGCCTTGTGGGCTATCTCGCGCATCAAAGGCCGCTCGCGCGCCACGGTGGAGCTGATCTGATGCAAGCGCGCTCCATCCAAGGCGAGACGCTGGACGCCCTGTGCTGGCGTGTCCTGCGCACCACGCGCGGCGTGGTGGAGCGCGCCCTTGAAATGAATCCCGGCTTGGCTGACATCGGCCCCATCCTGCCCAGCGGCACGCTGGTGGAGCTGCCCGAGCCGACTACCGAACCGACGACGGCCCCGACCGTCAACCTGTGGGACTGAGACATGCCGCCCGATCTCGACAAAACCCCCGGCCTGCTGGAATCCCTGCCGCCCGGCATGCGCAGCGCTGGCAAGGCGCTGGTGCTGAACACCGTGGCAGGCGCGGGCGCGGCATCCCTGCCCACCGCCTCGGCGCAGACGCACCTGGCGGGCCTGCCTACGCACGATGGGCCGATGGTGTGGGGGCTGACCCTTACCCAGCTCGTTGCCGCGCTCACGGCCCTCTATTTCGTGCTGCAAATCGGCCTCCTGTGCATCCGCTACAGCCAGGAACTGCCCAAGCTGTGGCGACGCCTGCGCGGCAAGCGCGAAGGGGAAGAAGCATGAAGCTGGGACAGAAGATCATCGGCGGCGTGCTGGGTCTCATCACTGCCGGCGCGCTCACGCTCAACAGCGACGAACTGCAATCGCATCTCGGCCGCTGGGAGGGCGAGGGGCAGAACGTCGTCTATGCCGACAAGCTGGCGGGCGGCCTGCCGACCGTCTGCAAGGGCATCACCAAGTGGACAAGCCCGGACCCCGTCATCGTCGGCGACTACTGGTCTGACGAGCGCTGTGCCTGGGTGGAAAAGATGGTCGTGGAGCACGGGCAGTTGGAGCTGGCCGAGTGCCTGAACGTGTACATCACGCAGCCTATCTTCGACGCGCTCTCTGACTTCGGCCACCACTTCGGCAATCCCAGCGTCTGCGCCAGCCGCGCCGTGGGCCTCATCAACGCTGGCCAGGTTCGCGCTGGCTGCGATGCGCTGGCGCATGCCCCGAGCGGTCGCCCGGTCTGGTCCTACGTCGGCACGACCTTCTATCGCGGCCTGTACAACCGCGCCCTGTCGCGCCGGAGCATGTGCCTGCGAGGCCTCCAATGATTACCCGCCGCACGCAGCTCATCGCCCTGGCCGCTGCCGTGCTGCTGGCGGCATACCTGGCCTGGACGGTGCAGGGCTGGCGCATGGGCGAGGCGCTGGCCGAAGAACAACGGCTGCATGCCCTCACCCTCGCCGTGCATGCCGCTGCCGCCGAGTCCGCGCAGCGGCGCGAACGCGTTGAAGAGAAGCGGCGCTTTGCCGCGATGGAGACCCTACGACATGAAGCAGACCTTGCCCTGGCGGCTGCTGTGCAGCGTGAGCGTGATGCTGGCGCTGTGCGCCTGCGCGACGCCCTTGCCGACTACGCCGCCCGCCATCGAGCCCGCAGCAATTCCGCCCCTGCCCAGCCAGGCGCGCCAGCAGCCGACGCCATCGGCATGCTTGCCGTCCTGCTTGGAGAACTTGACGAAATGGCGGGCATCTACGCTGCGGAAGCTGACCGAGCCCGCATCTATGGAATGACCTGTGAGCGCGGTGCCGACTCGCTGACCGCTGGCCAGGTACCCCAGCCATGAAGAAGCCCATCGAGGTCCGCAATATGCTGCGCCAGGCCTGCCCTGCGTTCGCCGCCGACCCCACCAAGCTATCGGTGTTCGTGGATGAAGGCACAGTGCATTGTGATGGCCGCGTGTCCCTTTCCCATGAGTACCGGTACACCCTGACCATCATCGTCCAGGACTATTCCGGCGACCTGCACAACCTCGTCGTCCCGCTGCTGGCCTGGCTGCGCCTCTCCCAGCCCGAGCAGTTCGAGAACAAGGACCTGCGCGAGCGCATGTTTGCCATCGAGGTGGAGCTGCTGAGCGAGTCCACGGCAGATGTGGAAATCAAGCTGCAGCTCACTGAGCGCGCGATTGTGACCAAGGCCGACGACGGCACGCTGCACACCGACTATCCCGGCGAACCGCCGCATCCCGAGCTGGGCGAAGCCGATCAATGGCCGTGACCGCTGACGGCTTCGAGGACATCCAGGAATGGGCGGCCGCGCTCATGGCGCGCCTGGCCCCAGCCCAGCGCAGCCGCCTGAACAAACGTGTTGCCCAAGAGCTGCGCGCCAGCCAGGTCAACCGCATTGCCTCGCAGCGCAACCCTGACGGCTCGCCCTACGAGCCGCGCCGCGCCAAGAACCTGCGCGGCAAGAAAGGCACCATCCGCCGCAAGATGTTCACGAAGCTGCGCCAGGCCCGGCACTTGCGGGCCCAGGGCTATGGGGATTCCGCGGTCGTTGCATTCACCGCAGCGTCTGCCCGCGTGGCCCGCGTCCACCAATTGGGCCTGCAGGACAAGCCCCGTCCCAACACCCGCGCAGTGCGGTACGCGGTACGCCAGCTGCTGGGTTTCTCACGTCAAGACCGCGCGCTGATCCTGGATGCCTACGCCCACCACCTGAGCGGCGAAGGGCTGTAGAGCCGCGCAACACAAGCGCGGATACGTGCGCGCGCGAGGCCCGCCCTTCAAGATGGGCGGCATGGATACCGAAGACCTCCACCGGCTCATCGCCAACCTGATCCGACGCGGCACCGTCATGGCGGTGGACCTGACCGCCACGCCGCCGTGCGTGCGCGTGTCGTCGGGCGCGATGGAATCGGACTGGATGCCGTGGGTTGAAAACCGCGCGGGCGAGACAACGACGTGGAGCGCGCCCACCATCGGCGAGCAAGGAATCATCTTCAGCCCTGGCGGCGAGCCCGAGCAAGGCGTGTTTCTGCGCGGGATCTACTCCAGCACGATCCGCCCGCCGTCCACCAGCGCGGATGAGCATGTGCGCCAGTTCCCCGATGGCGCACGTATCAGCTATGACCACACCAGCGGCCACCTGCAGGCCACCGGCATCAAGACCTGCAACGTCGAAGCCAGCGAGCGCATCACCCTCAAGGCCCCGGACATCCTGCTGGATGGCCGCGCCACGGTGACGGACCTGCTGAGCTATCAGGCCGGCATGAGCGGCACCAACGGCAAGGGCAACAGCACCGCCATCACGGGCGACATCACGCACCACACCGGCAAGCTATCCAGCAACGGCGTCGTGCTGCACACGCACACGCATGGCGGTGTGCAGGGCGGCGGCGACAACACCCAGGGGCCGAACTGATGCCCGCCTATCTCGGCATGGACGCCGCCAGCGGCCGCCGCCTCACCGACGTGGACCACCTGTCGCAATCAGTGGGCAAGGTGTTGGGCACGGCCATCGGTACGCGCCTGCGTCGCCGGGCGTTCGGGGCGCGCGCCGCTGACCTCATCGACGCCCCGCTGAACGGCGTGGCCATCCTGCAGCTGTACACCGCCGCCGCCACCGCCCTCATGCGCTGGGAGCCGCGTATCAAGGTCCGCCGCGTCGTGCTGGACATCGACAGCGCCCGCGCGGGGCGCGCCACGCTGTACGTCTACGGTGAGCGCATCGCGGGCCTGTCCTCCCAGCCGTTCACCACCACCGTTCCCCTGAGCTACTGACATGGCCACGTCAACCACCATTGACCTGTCGCAGTTGCCGCCGCCCGACGCGGTGGAGCTGCTGGACTACGAAGAGATTCTGCAGCAGCGCCAGGCGCGTGCGATCGCGCTCTTTGCGTCGGAGGATCAAGACGCCGTGCGCCGCACCCTGGCGCTCGAATCCGAGCCCATGACGATCCTGCTGCAGGAGAACGCCGAGCGCGAGCTGATGCTGCGCCAGCGCGTCAATGAAGCCGTGCGCGCGGTGCTGCTGGCACACGCACGCGGCAAGGACCTGGAAAACATCGCGGCTGAGTACCACGTCGCGCGCCTGGTCATCACGCCCGAGGACACCAGCACCACACCACCGACGCCGGCCGTCATGGAAGACGACCACAGCCTGATGCTGCGCGCACAGGAAGCGTGGGAAGGCCTGTCCACCGCCGGGCCGCGCCAGGCCTACGAGTTCCACGCGCGATCCGCACACGGTCGCATTGCCGATGCCAGCGCGATAAGCCCCGAGCCCTGCGACATCCTGGTGTCGGTTCTCTCGCGCGACGGCGACGGCACGGCCGCCGGCGAGCTGCTGCAGGCCGTGCGCCTGGCGCTGAGCGAGGAAGACGTACGCCCTCTCGGCGATCGGGTGACGGTGCAGGCCTCGCAGATCGAGCCCTACGAGGTGCGGGCGGTCCTGTACATGAAGGGCCAGGGCCCGGGCCGTGAGCAAGCCCTTGCCGCCGCGCGCCGCGCCTGCGAGCTGTACGTCTACCGCGACCGCCGCCAGGGCGTATCCGTGTGGCGCTCGGCCATCAATGCCGCGCTGCACGTCGAGGGCATCAATCACCTGGACCTGCAGGAGCCTGCCGAAAACCTCGTGCTGAGCAAGACGCAGGCCGGCACCTGCACGGGCATCACGCTGGAAGTGCGCGACGTGGAGCCCACGCCCGATGCCTGACCGCCGCACACTCCTGCCGCCCGGCTCGACCGCGCTGGAGCGCAATCTGTCGGTCGCCATGGCCGACATCGAGGACGTGCCTATCCCGGTGCGCGACGTGCGACGCGCCGCGACTGTGCCCGCCCACCTCATGCCCTGGCTGGCCTGGGAACGATCCGTGGACCGCTGGGATGACAGCTGGCCCGAGGCCACCAAGCGCAAGGTGCTGGCCGACTCGCACCGCGTCCACCAGCTCAAGGGCACCGTGGGCGCGGTGCGTCGCGCCGTGGAGCCGCTGGGCTACCTGCTGGACGTGATCGAGTGGTGGGAAACGACCCCGCCCGGCCCACGGGGCACGGCACGCGTGGCCATTGGCGTGCTGGAACACGGCATCACCGATGCGATGTATGCCGAGCTGGTGCGCCTCATTGATGACGCGTGGCGCCTGAGCATCCACCGCACGGGCCTGGAAGTCCACATGGAAGCGCGCGCCGACCGCCGCGTGGCGGTGGCCAGCTACGACGGCGACGAGATGACCGTCTACCCCTACCAGCCTGGCCCCATCGAAATCACCGTGTCCGCGAAAGCGGCCGCGACTCACCACACCATCGACACCATCACGGTATATCCCCAATGAGCTATTACGGACTGCTTACCCCTATCGGGGCCGCGAAGGAAGCCAATGCCAAAGCGCTGGGCATCCCTATCCTGCTGACCCATATGGCCGTGTGCCACGGCAATGGCGCGGACCTCACGCCGCCCCAGCTCGTCAATGGCCTGATTGGCGAATGGCGGCGCGCACCGCTCAATCAGCTGTCCATCGATCCGCAGAACCCGGCCTATCTCGTCGCCGAACAGATCATCCCAGAGAGTGTCGGCGGGCAGTACATCCGAGGCCTGGGCCTCTATGACAGCGACGGCGACCTGTTCTATGTCGCCAACTGCCCGCCCACCTACAAGCCGCAGTTGAGCGAAGGCAGCGCGCGCACTCAGGTCATCCGCATGGTGATGGCGGTGGGCAGCCCGGCTAACTTCGAGCTGCGCATTGATCCCAGCGTCGTGCTGGCACCGCGCAGCTACGTGGACGCCGGCCTGGCCAGGAAGCTGGACAAGGACGGCACTGCCGTGGCGGCCGTCAAGCTGGAAACCGCCCGCCGCATTGGAATCAGCGGCGGCGTGACGGCTAGCGCGAAGATGTTCGACGGACGCGCGGACCTCGACCTGGAAGTGTCTGCCATCGATGTGAGCAAGGCGACGACCGGCGTACTCACTGTGCCCCGTGGCGGCACCGGCGTAGCAGAAATTGCAGCCGGGGAAGTGCTGATGGGCGGCGCAGGTAATACGCTGGTCCGGCGCACCATGGCCCAATTGCTCAATGAATTGGGCGGCATCGCTACCGAAGCCGAGGCCCAGGCCATGACCCGTAACGACCGATTCTTGACACCTGCCATGCTGAAGGCGGCCTTCATGGGTCCGAACTTGAACGCGGGCCCCCAGGGGTTTTTCCGGTATCCAAGCGGGCTGATCGAGCAATGGGGCCGCATCGACGTCGTCCCGGGCACGCGTTCACGCGTCACGTTCCCCATTACCCACCCGAACGCGCTACTCAATTTCCAACTGGTCAACCCCGCCGGCACGACTTCCGGGTATGCCGACCGATTTGCCGGCTGGCCTGAATTCTCGCTTGCCTGGGCGGACGTGGTTCTCAGCAATCAAGCGGGTCACGCAACCGTCTGGTGGCGCTCGCTCGGCGTCTAGACATAGGAGAACTTTCAAATGTTTTATATCGAATTCGACGCCAGCGGCCGTCTATGCGGCCGATACACCACCGCCATTCACGGAGAGGCCGTGCCGCCCCATGCCGTGGAGGTAGCCGACGAACTTTTCCGGCAGACCATCGCCGAAACTGACGGAACCTGGATGCTGGGCGCGGACGGCAGAATCACCAAAGTGCCGCTTCCGCCTCCTTCCAATGACAGCCTCGCAATGGTGGCCGACGCTGACCGTCAGGCACTCCTTGCCGACGCCGCTCTTCGCATCGCGCCGTTGCAGGATGCGGTGGACCTAGGCACGGCCACGGAGGAGGAGACGGCGAAGTTGCTGGCCTGGAAACGCTACAGGGTCGAGCTGAACCGCATCGAGCAGCAGGACGGTTATCCCCGCACCATTGGATGGCCCACGCCGCCGGCATGATGCCAACGCCCTAAGCATTCCTTAGCCCGCCTCGCGCGGGCTTTTTGTTGTGCTCGCCACGACAACCGCAACGACGTGCCCGCGCGCGCGCGAAACCTCAAACTGATCTGCATCTTCCAACACCCACCGCGAGGGTTCCACATGGCAACCGATCAATACCATCACGGGGTCCGCGTCGTCGAAGTCAACGACGGTACGCGCCCCATCCGCACTGTCTCCACCGCCGTGGTGGGTTTCGTCGCTATCGCTGACGACGCCGACGAAACGGTCTTCCCCCTGAACCGCCCTGTCCTGGCCACGAACATCATGGCCGCCGCCGGCAAGGCAGGCGACACCGGCACGCTGGCGCGCACGCTGGAGGCCATCGCCAGCCAGACCAACCCCGCCACGGTCATCGTGCGCGTGCCCAAGGGCGCCAACGAGGCGGAGACCACCAGCAATGTCATCGGCGGCGTCGAAAGCAATGGCCGCTATACCGGCCTGCAAGCGCTGCTTGCGGCGAAGACCAGCGGCCCGCTGGTGACACCCCGCATCATCGGCGCGCCCGGCCTGGACAGCCAGCCCGTGACCAATGCCATGGTCAGCGTGGCGCAGAAGCTGCGCGGCTTCGCCTATGCGACCTGCCACGGCGACACGAAAGAAGACGCCGCCGCATACCGCACCGACTTCGGCCAGCGCGAGCTGATGCTGATGTGGCCGGACTTCCGGGGCTGGGACCGTCGCACCAACGCCGAAGCCGATCTGAGCGCGGTCGCCGTGGCCCTGGGCTTGCGCGCCAAGATCGACCGGGAGACGGGCTGGCACAAGACCCTCTCCAATGTCGTGGTCAACGGCGCAACTGGCATTTCCCGCGATGTGTATTGGGACCTGCAAGAGCCCGCCACGGATGCAGGCTACCTGAACGAGAAGGACATCACCACGCTCATCAACCGCGAGGGCTTCCGCTTCTGGGGCTCGCGCACCTGCATGGGTCCGGCCAGCCTCTTCCCGTTCGAGAACTACACCCGCACCGCACAAGTGATCGCGGACACGATGGCGGAAGCGCATTTCTGGGCCGTCGATCAACCGCTTTCGCCCGGCCTGGTGCGCGACATCATCGAAGGCATCAACGCGAAGTTCCGCCAGCTCACCTCCCTGGGCTACATCCTTGGCGGCGAATGCTGGTACGACGACGAGCCCAACACCAAGGAATCGTTGAAGTCCGGCAAGGCCTTCATCGACTACGACTACACGCCGGTGCCGCCGCTGGAAGACCTGACCTTCCTCCAGCACATCACCGACCGCTACCTGCTGGACTTCTCGTCCCGCATCAACGGCTGACCGGGCTGCGCCGCGTGTGCGGCGCGCTCGCTACCTCTCACACTGAATACCGGAGCAAACCGCCATGGGCATGCCTTCCAAGCTCAAAAACCTCAACCTCTACAACAACGGCAGCAGTTACCTGGGCGTGGTGTCGTCGTTCACGCCGCCATCGCTCGCACGCAAGACGGAAGCGTGGCGTGGCGGCGGCATGATCGGGGCGGCCAAAGTCGACTTCGGCATGGACGACGACGCCATGCAAGCGCAGTGGAAGATTGGCGGTTACGTGCGCCAGGTCCTCGCGCAGTTCGGTGCGCGAACCCTGGACGCGACTCAGCTCCGCTTCGCGCAGGCCTACCAGAACGACGCGACCAACAGCGTTGACAACGTGGAAATCGTGCTGCGTGGCCGCCATTCCGAAATCGACCGCGGCGAAGCCAAGGCCGGCGAAGACACCGAGTGGAACATCACGACCGAGTGCGTTTACTACAAGGAGACGTTCAACGGCATCACGGTCCTGGAAATCGACATCATGAACGCGGTCTACAAGGTGGACGGCAACGACATCAACGAAGGCATCCGCATGGCCCTGGGCCTGCTGTAACCCCTTTCCCCTTTCAGGAGCAACCATGCCCCCCAAGACCGATACCGCCGACACCGCAGCCACCACCAGCACCGTGTCCGTTCTCAACGCCAGCACGCGCATGGTGGACCTGGATGTCCCCATCGTGCGCGGCGAACAGCGCTTCGAGCAGCTGGCCATCCGCAAGCCCACCAGCGGCGCGCTGCGCGGCGTGAGCCTCATCGCGCTGGTGAACCTCGATGTCGCCGCCCTGCAGGCCATCATCCCGCGCGTGTGCGAGCCCATCCTGACGCCCCAGGAAGTCGCCAACCTGGATCCCGCCGACCTGCTGGCCGTGGGAGCGACGCTGGGCAGTTTTTTCGTCCAGAAGAAGGGACTGAACGACCTGGGATTCCTGGGCGCGTAGAAGACGCGATGGCGGACATCGCAATGGTCTTTCACTGGCCGCCCGCCACGATGGACGCCATGCACATCGATGAACTGGCCGAATGGCGCGAGAGGGCGCGCGTTCGGCACCAACCGGAGTAACCGCACATGGACAAAGCCCTACAGCTCCGCGTCCTCGCAGCACTGCGCGACAAGCTGTCAGGGCCTTTGACCAAAATCGGCCGCAGCGGCACGGCGTCCGCCAAGGACATCAACGCGCTGCGCAACAACCTGAAGGCGCTGGAAGCCACGCAGCGCCAGGCGCAGGGCTTCCCCACCCTCGCCCGCAACCTGGCCGAGAGTCGCAGCAACCTGACCGCCACGCAGGCCCGCGTCGCCCAGCTCGCCCGCGAGCTGAAGGCCACCGAGAACCCCACCCGCAAGCTACGCCAGGAATACGACACGGCGGTGCGCGCGGCGGGTCGCCTGAAGACCTCCACCCAGCAGCCGGCCGTCGAGCTGCAGCGCGTGCGCAACTCGCTGACGGCCGCCGGCGTGTCCACCAGCAACCTGGGACGCCATGAACGCCAGCTGCGCGACCGCATCACCCAGACGAATGCCGCGCTGACCAAGCAGACGGAACGCCTGCGCGCGGCCGCAGCGGCGCAGCAGCGCCTCGCCACCGCCAAGGACAAATACGAACGCACGCGCAGCGCAGCCGGCGCGATGGCCGGCGGCGGCGCGGGCGCGCTGGCCATGGGCGGCGCAGGCATCTACCTGGGCGCGCGATTCATGGCGCCAGGCCTGGACTTCGACGCCAGCATGAGCCGCGTGCAGGCGCTGGCCCGGCTCGACAAGGACAGCCCGCAGCAGCAGGCGCTGCGCACCCAGGCGCGCGAGCTGGGCGCATCGACGCAGTACACCGCCGGCGAGGCCGCAGACGCGCAGGGCTTCTTCGCCATGGCGGGCTTCAGCCCGGACGCCATCCTGGCCAGCATGCCCGGCCTGCTGTCGCTGGCCAAGGCCGGCGGCACCGAGCTGGCCCGCACCGCCGACATCTCGTCCAACATCCTGACCGGCTTCGGCCTGCAGGCGGACCAGATGGGCCGCATTTCCGATGTGATGGTGGCGGTATTCACGCGCTCCAACACGACCATGGACGGCCTGGGCGACACGATGAAATACGTCGCGCCCGTGGCCGCCGGGCTCGGCCAGGACCTGGAAACCGTGTCCGCGATGGCGGGCAAGCTGGGCGACGCCGGCATTCAGGGCAGCATGGGCGGCACCGCGCTGCGCGCCGTCATCAGCCGTCTGGCCGCGCCGCCCAAGATGGCCGCCGACGCCCTGCGTAAGCTGGGCATCCGCACCAAGGATGCGAAAGGCCAACTCCGGGATCTACCCGCGATCCTGGAAGAGCTGGACAAGAAGACCGCCAAGATGGGCAATGCCAAGCGCGCGGGCTTCTTCAAGGCCATCGCGGGCGAAGAAGCCTTCTCCGCGCTGCAGGTGCTGGTCGGCCAGGCCGGCAGCGGCGAGCTGCAGAAGCTCATCGGCACTCTGCGCCAGGCCCAGGGCGAGGCCGGCAAGACGGCCGGCGTCATGGCCGACAACCTCAAGGGCGACTTGGACGAAATGAAGTCGGCTTGGGAAGACCTGGGCATCGGCATCCAGGAAGGCGAGGACGGCGCGCTGCGCGGCCTGGTGCGCGACATTACCGGCGTCATCAACAGCATCGCCAAGTGGACCCGCGAGAATCCCGCGCTCACCAGCGCCATCGTGCGCGTCGCGGCGGCCGTCGCCGTCGTGATGGCAGCCATGGGCGGCCTCACCCTGGCGCTGGCCACCCTCATCGGCCCGTTTGCCGTGGTGCGCTATGGCATGACGTTGTTCGGCGCGCGCATGCCGCTGGTCGCCAAGGCCTTCGGCTTGCTCACCGCGCCCATTCGCTTCCTGGGCACGCTCATCAAGTGGGTCGGTCGCCTCTTCCTCATGAACCCTATCGGCCTGGCCGTGACGGCTATCGGCCTGGCCGCGTTTGCGATCTACACGTATTGGGAGCCCATCACGGAATTTTTCACGGGCCTGTGGGATCGGGTGAAAGAGGCCTTCTCCGGCGGCATCACGAACATCGGCGCGCTGCTGGAAGAGTGGCATCCGCTCGCGCTGGTCTACAAGGCGATCACGGCGGGCCTGGCCGCGCTCGGCATCGAGATGCCGGCGAAGTTTTCCGAGTTCGGCGGCATGCTGGTGCAAGGCCTGATCGGCGGCATCACCAGCATGGGTACGGCGATCCAGGAGACGATATCCACGCTCGGCAGCAACGTGGTGGGCTGGTTTAAGGAAAAGCTCGGCATCCGCTCGCCCAGCCGCGTCATGATGGAGATGGGCGGGTATGTCTCCGAGGGCACCGCCCTGGGCATCAAGAACCAGCAGCCAGCAGCCATCAAAGCGGCCCAGGCGCTCGCCACGTCGGTGGCCCTGGGGGCTACCCCGCTGGCGGTCGCTGACGGCCCCATGGGCGCGCTGCCGGCGATGTCCGGCGTGGATACAACGCTGTACAGCGCCGCGCCTGAATCGCGCTTCGACATGCGCCCGCCGATGGCCGCGCCGACATCGAGCCCCACCATCACGGTGCAGGGCGACAACATCACCATCAACATCAACGTCACGCAGGGCGACCCGCAGGCTATCGCCCGTGCGGTGGCCGACGCGCTACGCCAGCGCGATGCAGAGAAGTCGGCGCGCGTGCGCTCTTCCCTGCGTGACTACGACTAGGAGAAACCGACATGGCCGCAGACAAGATGATGGGCCTGGGCAATTTCGTGTTCGGCCTGACGACGGCTTCCTACAGCGAGCTGAAGCGCCGCACCGACTGGCGGCACGCCAGCAACAGCCGCATGGGCGCGCGCCCCGCGCGTCAATACGTCGGCCCCGGCGAGGACACCATCACCCTGTCCGGCGTGCTGTTGCCGCAGATCGCGGGCAAGGCGGACGCCATGGAGATGCTGCGCCGCATGGGCAACACCGGCTTGGGCTATGCCCTGGTGGACGGCGCGGGCAACGTGTACGGCGCGTACATCATCGAATCGATGGACGAAGGGCAATCGCAGTTCCTGGCCAACGGCACGCCGCAGCGGTACGAATTCACGCTCACGCTGCAGTGCGTGGACGATCAAGCCGACCGCACCGAGATGGCCGAGCTGGACGTACCCGGCACGCAGCCCGAGGCCGCGGACGATTGGGCGGTGGCATGACCGAAGCCCACCGCATCCCCGCCTATCGCGTCACGCTCGACGGGCGCGATATCACAGGCAACATCAAGCCGCGCCTCATATCGCTGTCCATCACCGAGGCACGCGGTGAAGAGGCCGACCAGCTCGACATAGACATCGATGACCACGATGGCGCCATGGAGCTGCCCGCGCGCGGCGTCGTGCTGCGCGTGGCCCTGGGCTGGAAGGGACAGGCGCTGGTCGACAAAGGCACTTTCACGGTGGACGAGGTGCAGTACCAATACTCGCCCGGGCGCATCACGCTGCGCGCTCGCAGCGCCGACCTGACGAGCCCGCTGCGCACGCGCAATGAGCGCAGCTTTCACGGCAAGGCCATCGGCCACATCGTGGCCACGGTGGCGAAAGACCACGGCCTGCAGCCCGTCGTCGGCCGCGCCTTCGCCAACGAAAAAATCGCGCACATCGACCAGACCAACGAAAGCGACGTGGCGTTTCTGAACCGCATCGGCAAGCGCTACGACGCGGTGGCCACCGTGAAGGATGGCCGGCTGCTGTTCCTGCCCGTGGCGCGCGGCGAGACAGCCAGCGGCCAGGACACGCCCCTGACGGTCATCGCGCTGCACGCCAATGCTGGCGACAACGCGCGCTTCCAGATGGCCGACCGGAACTCCTACACCGGCGTGTCGGCGCAATGGCAGGGCAAGGGCGAGACGAAGCGCCGCACCGTGGTGCTGGGTGCCAAGGGCAGAGCGAAGCGCCTGAAAAGCCTGTACGGCAGCGAGAAGGACGCCATGGACGCCGCGCGTGCCGAGTGGGAACGCATCCAGCGCGGCGCGGCCACCTTCGACATGGAACTGGTGTTCGGCAGGCCCGATCTGTCACCGCAAGGACGCCTGCAGGTGCCCGACCTGAAGAAGCCGCTCGACGGCTATGTGTGGCTCATCAAGCGCCTGGTGCATAAGCTCGGCGACAACGGCCTGACGACCAGCATTGAAGGCGAGACTGCCGACGCGGGCGAAGACGCCGAGCCACGCGAGCCGGAAGACACAGATGCTGCAGATGATGAAGAAGGCGATGCTGACGACGATGGCGACGCTGACGGAATCGAATAACAATACGTCTTTTTTAGATACCTCCGGTTACGTGAAAGGGAAATTTTTTTCCCACCGCCGGATGAACAGAACGTTGCCCACAGCGCGGTAGAGCGCGACGGGCTCAGGCTCTTCTTCATGCGGCTGCATGTCCTCGTTTTTTTTCCAGTCCAAAGCCATCGATAAAGCTGCGGACCATCATGTCAAGACGCTTCTTTTCCTTCGCCGGCAGCGCGTCGTACAACTGGCGAGAGACTGAGAACGGCCATTCTTCGCGCTGAGAAGAAACAGGCGCTGACACCGGCATGCGCCCAACCTCAGACCTGTGAACAGCGATGTTGTCTATGCGAGCCTGCAGCGCTTCGCTGAAGTCCGACACCCGACAACCGAGCCGACTGGCGAACGCTATAGCGACCTCCACACCCATCGGAGCCTTGCCGTTGAAGTAGTTGCCCACTGCGCTCTGATTCGCATAGCCCAGGTCCTCCGCAAGCTTTTCCTGCGTAAGGTCGAGTTCGCTCTTACGCGCGTTGAATATCGCTTTCAGGCGGGCGGCGTCTTGCAATTGCTCTTGGGTGAGTGGCTTGGCAGGCATGGGCGTGACGGTATTACAACGTCTAATAAATTTGCAAATACACCGAATATTGACCGAATGTAATACACGGTCTAATATTTCACCGTATGAACCCTTTCAAACGCATCCGCATCCGCCTGGGCCTGACGCAAGCCGAAATCGCCAGTGAAGTCGGCAAGGGTCAGTCCAACATTTCCCACTACGAGACAGGCCGCCTGAACGTTCCGACCGACGTGGCGAAAGCCCTTGTTGCGCTGGGCAAAAAGAAGGGCAAGCGTGTGACCCTCGCCGACCTGTACGGCTCGTCACCAAGGGAAGACAAATGAGTTCCAAACTCGGCATCAGCTGCCCGCACTGCGACACCTGGGCCACCGTCCGCACCAGCGAGGCGGTATCGGCCACCATGCGCATCGCATATTTCCAGTGCAAGAACATTGCGTGTGGCCACACCTGGAAGGCGCATATCGAAGTGGTCGCCACTATTTCCCCCTCGGCCATCCCCCGGCCGGGTATCAACCTGCCGTTGTCGCCGCTCAGTGAAACGCTGCGCATCGCGGTGGCGGCAATCTCCGACCCTCGACAAGCGAGCCTCCTATGAACTGCCCCGTTCCCGGCTTTGCCGCGCCCGACTTCTCGCGCGACTTCATTTCGGATCAAGCAATGGCGTTCGTACGCCATGACATCAGCGTGTCCCGCAAGCCCACTACGACGCGTGGCATGCAGCTGCTGACCGAGCGCTGCACCGCCCACCTGCAGGCGCTCTGCAACTGCTCGCCCAACACTGCAGAAACGCATTCCGCCCAGGCCGTGGCGGAAGCGTTGCATGCCAGTCCTGTGACCATCGACACCGACCGCAGCACCACGTTTGCCCTGTTCCTGCAGGTGCGCGGGCATCCCAAGTCCGTGGTCATTACGACGGAAGAGCTGATGCGCTTCCTGATGAACCGCGCCCAGCTCGCCAGCAGCTAACACCCCTCTTTTCTTCCCCCGTTTCAAGGTTTCGATGCCTTGCCATTCCGGCGAGGTAGGGACCGCTTTTGCCTAAGGAATCCTTATGAGCCCCGCAATAGCCGTAATGGCCCGGCTTGAAGCCCACATGAGCGATACGCAACTGATTGCGCTGAGCAAACTGTTGGACTACTTGCTGGTTCAGCACTTCGAGCAGGGCAGCGAACTGTTCGTGATCGCTGCTGATGGTGAACACGACCTTGCCCACGATATGCGAGAGGCGGTGTGCCTGGCGCACGTCGCCACCCGCCGCGCCATGCGCGAACGTGACATGCCGGAGGCTGCGTGATGAGCACACTCAGCAAATGCGCTGCTATGAAGCTGGTCGAGGACCTGCAGAAGGCTGTGGTCAGCTCGCACGCACTGGCCAGCATGGATGAAGAAGCCCGCCATATCTCCCGCTATGCCTACTTGGCTGGCGGGGTTCAGGCGCTGCTGCGCAATTTCCTGCTTGAGAACGGTTGCGGCAACGCCGCCTCAGCCTTGGAACGCGCCATGAACTACATGCCGTCCGATCAAGAGATCGACGCCCGCGTCCAAGATATTCAGGCGAGACGTGCAGCCAGGGGGACAGCATGAGGGTCTATCTCGCCGGCCCCATGTCAGGCCTTCCCCACCTGAACCACCCCGCTTTCCACGCTGCCGCCGCGCATCTGCGGGCCAACGGGCTTGATGTCGTCAACCCTGCCGAGATCGTTAAAGACATTGACGCCGACTGGTTGTCCTGCATGCGCCAAGACATACCGGCGTTGGTGAACTGCGAGGCGCTGGTGCTTCTGCCCGGGTGGCAGGACTCGCGGGGCGCGAAGATCGAGCGCGCCATCGCTGTGGGGCTGGGCTTTCCCGTCTGGCTGTACGAGCTGGAAAGCACGATCGCCAACGCCACCGCGACGTTGCGGCGGTTCCAGTAACGCGAGGCCCGGCGATGAAAGCCCATCCATCCTCGACCAGCCTGGCCGAGCTGTCCAAGGCGCACGCCGCCGCCAATCTGCGCGGCACCCTGGACGATGCGCTGCAATCGCCGCTCCTTGCGCGCTGCCTGGCCATCACGGCCGAGGCCCTGGCCACCATGCCCATACACACCTCTCATCGCTCGCAGTCGCGCACATCTACTGCGTCCGTACGAGCCGTATCGACAACATCCCCGCGCCACGACGTGAAGCGAACCAGCGCGGGCGACAAGGACGATTGAAATGCAATCCCCCCATTTAACTCTTGTAGTTCTGGCTTGGGCCGCGCTCATTATCGGGTTCTCGGCCGGCTGGGTGGCGGCACGCGTGAAGAACAAAGGAAATCACGATGAAGCGGAATGACGCGCCCAAGCAGTTATGCGCAGACGCGCTCTATTCGTGGTCCGAGATAGCGCCAGTGGTTGGCGTGGGGCGGTCCACATGGATGCGCTACGTCCTGGCCAAGACTGCGCCCCAACCCGTGCGCCTTGGTACGCGCTGCACCCGCTACAAGGGCAGCGACGTGCTGGCCTGGGTCAAGGCACCCTCCTCCTACCGCGCACCCGAAACCGAAGTGAATTGACATGCAGGCATCACAGAACAACACCAGCAATCCGGCGATGCGCGCATGGTTCTCGCGTCTCAAGAACGATATCGATCTGCACGACCTGGCCGAGCGGATGGGGCTGCGTCGCAACGGGGCAAAGGGCAACTATCACAGCCCTCACCACGACGACAAAAGCGCTTCGCTAAGCATTTTCGACAATGGACGCGGCTGGAAGGACTGGTCCGACGAAGGCAAAGGCGGTAGCTGCATCGACCTCGTGCAGTACGTCATGCCCGAAGCCGCACACAGCCCGATGGAGGCCGCCAAGTTGCTGGGGCAATGGTTTGGCATGCCCCCGCCCGAGAAAGCGCCTGTGGAGCGCGCTGAGCCCGAACGCAAGAGCATGGTGGACCATATCGCCGACAAGAGCATGCACAGCACGCTGCCGGCGTTGGCATACCTCAAGGGGCGCGGTATCGCGGAAGCAGTCATAGAAATGGCGATCCGCAATCGCATGCTGGGCTGGAACGTGTGGACAAGCGGCACGGTGGCACCGGGCACTGCTGGCCACGGCGGGCCAGCGGCCGCATTCATCGTGCGGGATGAACGCACCATGCGCGTGGTGGCGGTGGACCTCCGCTATCAAGACGCGGCGCTCAATGGGGATGTGAAGACGCAATGCCAGGGCGACAAGCAAGGACACTACTGGTGCAGCGACATGCGCGCGCTGCGCAAGGCCCATACGGTCTACGTGGTCGAAAGCCCCATCAATGCCCTCTCCGTGGAGTCGTGCGGCTTGCCTGCGGGCACCGCTGTAATTGCCATTCGCGGCACAGGCAACGTCCATCATATCGACTGGTCATTTCTGCGCGGCAAGCGCGTCATCATCGCGCTGGACCATAACGATAAGGTGAACCCGCGTACTAACCTGCGGCCAGGCCTCGCCGCAGCCTGGGCGCTGTCGGAAATCCTTACCGCCATGGACATCGGGTCCATGATGGTGGACATGCTTGATTGGGAGGAAGGCCAGGACATCAATGATGTACTGCAGGCCGAGGGGCCGGACATGCTGCTGCGCCAGCTCAAGGTATTGGAGCCGTGGCTTATTCCAGGTATGCCCGGCGCGGGTGAGCGCCAGGACGGTGCGCGCCGCGTGTTCCTGCCCGGCCATGACTTCGGCGTGTATTGGCGCTATCGGGTGAAGGATGACTTCACGCAGTACGTCGAAAAATGGAAAGACGACGCCGACGACGAGGGCGACAAGAGCCGATCCGAAACCATGGGCGACCTATGTTCGTTCCGTGTCGCAGGCTTCTCCCGCCTTCGCATTCAAAGCCACCTTGCCACCATCAACGGCGGCGCAGACTCGCAGCCTGAAACGGTCTTCGGCGTGAGCGCCCAGGTTCCGCGCCATGGCAACGTCCTGCAGCGCGAAGTCGTGAACGATGACCGTCTGTACAACCTCGAATGGTGGAAGGGCAAGTTCGGCCACATATGGAAGCCGGCCGAGTTCGCCCGCATGGTCAACATCTTGGAACGCACCGCCCACCTGGGCGCGCGGGATGTCGTGAATTTCGTCGGCCTGGCTTGGCGCGGCGGCGAGCTGGCGGCGCTTGAAGGCGCGGACTGCTATTTCACCGAGCCGCAGAAGCAGTGCCTGTACTACAACATGGCATTCCCACGTGGCCACCAGACCGACGCCGCCCGCGTCATCAAGGCCTATCAATCCACGTTCCAGGGCAACGCGGCCGCCATCGGTGTGGTGTGGGCGCTGGGCGCACACCTGAAAGCCGTGCTGGGCTTCTATCCGCACTTGCAGATGCAGGCCGAGAAGGGGTCAGGCAAGTCCAAGTTGCTGGAATCAATGCAGGGCTCGCTTGCGTTCCAGGTGCTTTCTGGTCAGATGCTCAAGACCGACCACCGCCGGCGGGCCAGCGTCTCGTACACCACGCATCCAGTGGGCTGGGACGAGTTCTCCAAGCTACCGAAACAAGTGCTGTCCGACATCGACGGCCTGTTGCAATCCACCTACCGATTCGAGTTCACGCGCGTGGGGGCCTCGCTGACGCCGTACCTCATGTGCGCGCCTGTGCTGCTCGCCGGCGAAGAGGTTGACGTGGAGAGCCTGCAATCCAAGATTTGCCGCACGTCGCTGGCCGTGGCCAAGCAAGGCCCGATGCTGCCGCATGATCTGCCGCAGTTCCCTATGTGGGACTGGCTGCGCTTCATCGCTGGCCAGGCGCCGGCCGACATCCGCGAGCTGCACGCCAAGTACCTGGCCGTGTGCCAGAAGCGCGGCCGCGCGGATCCACGGGACGCCACCGCCAACCGCATGAAGGAGAACTACGCGGCCATCCTGACGGCCTGGGAGCTGCTGGCCAAGTTCGCCGGCATCGACGTTGGCCAGGGCGACTTCATCGAGGACTTGCTGACGGAAATGAACGTGCATATCTCCGACACCAATGGCACGCGCCTGCCCTGGGTGTGGATCATGGAAATCCTGCTGTCCGAGCTGGAAGCCAAGCGCTACGAGTACCCCCACGCCTGGGACAACGTGAAGACCGACACCGGCGTGGAAACCATCCTGTACCTGCGACCGAACCACGTCATGGACCACCTGTCCACGTCGTCGCACCTGCGCGCGAAGTTCGACGCGCTGCCGGTCAAGACCGGCCGCATCTTCAAGCAGCAGCTCATGGCCTCGGGCGTCGTGGCCACCGCCGGCGGCAAGCCGATCGACAACGCCGACAAGATCATCCGTGGCCAGCGCACGGCGCGCCTGACGGGCATCCGGTTGTCCCAGCTCGAAGCCCTCGGCCTGTACGCCACCCCGTTCATCCCCGGCGAGATCCCGAACGACCAGTGACCCGCTGGCCAGCATCCCGCCAAACCCGCCGCGCGCGGGTTTTTCTTCGTCGGAATAACCCTACTTCCATATCAACATTCCCCTATGACGGCCGCCGCGCCTACCGCGACCGGCCGGCGGCGTCAAGAGGCAGGCGACCGCCGCGCGGAGCCGTTTTCCTTTCGGAGCCGGGCATAGGAGAGAAAAACACCGTGGATACAATTGATACAATCAACCTAAGTCATTGATCGTGGAGCAGAAACCCGTGTTCGCTTCCCTTCAAAAGTCCCACGGTTTACCCCCTAAAGTCCCACGGTTTCGACTTATCCACCGTGGGACCATTTGCGCCCTTTCTGCCCCTCTTCTTTCTTCTTTTCTCTTTAAAAACAAGAAGAAAGAAGAAAGAATGCGGTGAAAGAAAGGAATCGGCAGGTCCCACGGTTTGTAATATTGTGGATAACTTGTATCCACGGTTTCGACAGCGAAAAACGCCGAAACCGTGGGACTCCCACGCTTGGGCTGATTCCGTAAGTCCTTGAAAAGAAAAGGGACGCCGACGCGTCCCACGGTTTCACACGGTCCCACGGTGTTTTTGCTACCCCACCCCCTGGGAGCGTTGCCGCGCACGCTTCCGCGCCTCTTCTCGCAGCCCGTCCAGGTAGTCTGCCCACCGCTGCATGAAGGCGATGCGCTCATCCAGAAACGCCGTGCGGTTGTAGGAGCGGCCCAGCGGGTCCACCACCTTGTGGCTGATCTGCAAGTCCAGCAGTTCGGGCGGCGTCTTCAAGCGCTCTTCGGCCAGCGTCCGCGTGGATGCGCGAAAGCCGTGAGCCGTCATTTCCCCATGGAAGCCCAGGCGCAGCAGTGCTGCGCGTATGGCGCCATCGGATAGCGGGTGCCCACGGTTGCGCGATGAATGGAACACATAGGGTGTGTGCCCGGTGAGCGGGCGCAGCGCCTGCAGGATGGCCACGGCCTGCGTGGGCAGCGGCACCAAATGGCTTTCCCAGCCGGTGCGCGTGATCTTGGTGTCTCCGGTCGCGCCTGCACGCTCTGGCGAGATATCCCACATCGGTGCACCCCACCCCTTGCCGTCGAGGTCGAACTCTTCCCACCGGGCTTCTCGCAGCTCGCTGGGGCGCTGAAACACCAGCGGCGAGAGCTGCAGCAGGCAGCGCGTGACCATCTCGCCGTTCTCATAGCCTGACAGCGCCACCAGCAAATCACCGAAGCGCTGCGGGCTGGTGATGGCGGCAAAGTGTCCAGCCTTCGGCGTCAGCACCGCGCCCTTCATGGCCACGGTCGGATCGCTGGCAACCTTGCCGCGCGCCATGGCCCAGCGGAACACCTCGCCCATGATGCCCCGCAGCCGGCGCGCGGTCTCGGGCGCGCGCGCTTCGACGCGGTTCAGGATCGCCAGTATCTCGGGCGGGATGATGTCCGAGATGGGCCGTGTGCCGATCCATGGGAACACGTCCTTTTCCAGCTTCTCGATGATGGACTTCACGTAGCCTTCGCTGCGCCCGGCGCGCCGCTTCGATTGCCACAGCGCACGGGCGATAGTCTCGAAGTCGTCGGCCATGGCGTTGGCCTTCAGCAGTTTGGCTTTCTTGCGCTCGGCGGCAGGGTCAAGACCGGCAACGAGCTGCGCGCGGGCAGCCTGGTGTTCTTGTCGCGCCTCGCGCGCCGACACGGCTGGATAGACGCCCAGGGCGAGCGTGGCTTGCTTGCCGTTGTAGCGATAGTCATAGCGCCAATACTTCGCACCGCTCGGCATCACTGCCAGATAGAGGCCACCGCCATCGGACAGCTTGACCTGCTTGTCTTGAGGCTTGGCGTTGCGCAGCGCAACGTCCGTCAGCTTGGCGAATGCGCCCAT